AAGTCAGCCGCAGGACTTTGCAGGAATGGCGGACAAACGGGCAGATTGCCTATATCACGTTGGGCGGCAAGGTACTCTACAAGGAATCGGAAATCCAACGGATGCTGGAAAAGCACCATCAAAAGGCTTGGCAGTAACTATGCAGATTTTGAGGTAAGGGAGTTTTTGTTGCATTTACGCAATACCATCAATCCAAAGAGGCACAGCCGGATTTTTCGGTTGTGCCTCTTTGGTATCAAATACTATGCGTCATTATCGGGTCGGTCGTTTTCGTTGCAGGGGCTTTCTTGTGTGCAAGGGGAGGGAGCAGGCAAGTTTTAGGGCTTAAATACTACCTGCAAGGTGGAGATTTCAGCCGTAACCCTTCGGGCTTGAACTTGAATGCTCACTTTCCCGGAACTTACTTCGCCCCTGTAACGGAAATGACTGAGCCGATTATTGATTGACACGTCAATCAATTAACAAACCCGTTGATGGATTTATCAATTGAAATAAGAATCGGTTGATGGGTTATACCTTTTTCCACTTTGATTGCTTTTTCTAATATCCACCTGCGGAAAACCTCTGCCTGTGGTGAATGAATCCGAAAAGCCAGAGCCATAATCATATCCAGTCCGTAATAATCCGGCAAAATGTTGTTACCAACCAACGTTGCGCCATTGGTGAAGTCACCCGTTACGATGCCTGTTTTCAAAATGATGCGTATGTCGGCACGTACAGCCGGTATCGTCACCCCGAACAGCCCGGCTATCTCAAAATCCTGCATCATCACTTTGTCGGGAACAGACACAGCGCCGTTCCCGTTGATTACTATTTTCGTTTGTTCCATGTCTTATTTTCATTTGATTGCATTAGTATTCATTGTTTTTCTCTTCTCCATCAGCTTGTCCATATCGTCCGATATTTTCTGGTCTGTTACTTTGGCATAGACCTGTGTGGTGGAAATATTCGTATGCCCCATCATCTTGGCTATGCTCTCAATCGAGATACCCGCTGATAACAGGAGCGTTCCGAACGTATGCCGGGCTTGATGGTGCGAGAGGTTCTCCTTGAACTCCAGCGCATTGCCGATAGCGTGTATCTCATGCCACAGAATATCACGGATTGGCAACGGGAATACAGGCTTCGTGTCATCGGTTGTATTATAGAGTAAAAGTATCCGTTCCGCTATCGGATGCAACGGGATGAAAGCCTCCACATTGGTCTTGCCTCTCTTTTCACGGATATAAATCCGGTTGTTCGCGGTCTTTCCGATATGATGCGGATAAAGCCTGTATATATCCACGTATGCAAGTCCGGTCAGCGAAGAAAAGATGAACATCCTGCGAGCCAGCTCCAGCATGGGATCTTCCATCGGAGTCTCCATCATCAGTTTCAGCTCTCCACGGCTGATATGGAGAAGTCTGGGCGGATTTTTCTTTTCGTAAGCAACATCCTCCAACGGGTTCGACCTTATGATTTCCCTGTCAACGGCAATATAAACCAGCCTGTTCAGCCAGCAAAGGCATTTGTTCATTTTGTCGGTGCTGCAACCCATGTCCTTTAACAGGAACACTTTGTAGGATAGTCCGAACTGTTCTGATATTTCAGAAAAAACAATATCTTCTTTGCCTAAAGTCAGGAGGTACTGTCTCAAACATTCTTGAAAAATGACGGACTGGCGGTAGGTGGAACGGGATTTGATTTCAACGGAGCGTTTTTCCAACCGTTCCAGTTCCTCCGTACCTGTTAGTAACAAGGTAACGGGAACAGCATTTACACCGGTAAGCGTGCTTTTCAGTAGCTCCGCACTGATGACACCCTGTTCCTTGAGTATCTGCCCGTAGGTCTGTCCGATACGTTCCCGGAATTTCAGGAGCGTGCCGTTTGCCTTGCCGTCTTTGACTTCTCCCTTTTTAGCGTTGAAATCTTCGGGCTTGCAATAGACGCCCGTCGTGATGACGCTGTTTTTACCATCAATGGTGATGCGGCACAGGACGGCTGTCGTGCCGTCCGCTTTCACCTTTGCCCGGTTTATGTAATAGAGTTGCTTGAATGTACTGCGCATAATCGTTTTGTATTTAGAATGTTATAGAACTAATTTGAAATCACTTGTAGCCTCGATAAACCTGTCCATTTCTTCAAACAGCTTTTTCGGGGTGACACGGGCGTAGATTTGTGTGGTCTGGATATTGCTGTGCCCAAGCATCCGGCTGATGGTCTCAATGGGGACACCCTCTTCGAGCGTGACCAGACTGGCGAAGCTGTGCCGCCCGGCATGGAAGACCAGATCGGCTTTCATTCCGGCGAGAACGCGGAGGCTTTTCATATTGGCTCTTAGTACCCTGTAGTCCTGTACAGGGAGCAATGTTTCTCGTGTGTCGTCCTTGAACTTGTCCAACATGGCAATGGCTTCGGGCAATAGCTTGACACGTGCCAGTAGCTCGTTTTTCTTTCTGCGGTATTTTAGCCACAATTCGCCGTTGTCATCGGTGAACAGATTGTCACGGGTAATGGAAACCGTATCGGCGTATGAAGTCCCGGTATAACAGGCGAAAAGAAACAAATCCCGTGTGAGTGCCAGTGACGGTCGCCGGGAAGAGATTTCCACATCCCTGACTTTCTCAAAGTCCTCACGGCTGAGGGCTTTTGGGGTACTCTCTTTCTGTTTGGGAAGTTTGTAATGGGCGAAATAAAGCTTTTCGGAATGTCCTTCCTTGAAAGCCAGCTTGCAGATTTTCTTCAGTATTGCCAGATAGTGGCGCACAGTATCCATCGCCAGCCCTTTCTCGTCAAGGACATACTCCTGAAAATCCCGGATGAATTGTTCGTTGAGCTGTCCGAAGGCTATGTCCGAAGTGTTGAACTTCTTTTTAACCAGCCCCGCAAGGGCTTTACGGGTGTAGTGGTAACCCGGAATGGTTCCGGCTGCGACATCCACGCCTACACGGAATTTCAAATCATCAATCAGCAGGTCTAACCTTCTGAGCAGTGTCATTTGCGTATCGACACTTCCTTGTAACAGGTTCTTTACATCTTCGGCGGTGAATGGTTGTTTGCGCTCCATCAATGCAGCGTAAGCCTCATTGACCGAAAGCAGCAGTTTGTCCAGTTTGGCATTGGTTACTACCGCTTCCCGGCTTTTACCGTTCAGGCGGCTTTCACGCGGATTCCATAAATCCGGCGTGCAGGAGAGTTTGCAACTGAACTGCGCCATCGAGCGACCGACCGTTACCCGTCCCATGATGGGAGTTTTGCCCGACTTGTCGGGGGCGCTCTTTTTCAGGTAGAGCAGCACCTTAAATTTTTCGTCTTTCATACGCTTATATTTTTTGTGGGCAAAGTTACCCGGCATATAAGCGTTCTTTGATATGCAAAATACTGTGTATCAGCGAAACAAAACTGCGGTTCAAGTTCTTTTATCTGCTTTCGGTTACCTGTTTC